GATATCACTCTGGACTTCTAATCCAGCATTCCGGGTTCGATTCCCGGCAAGTCTGATCATAAATCAATTTAAAAAATCTGAGATACATATTATTAAATGCTCGCGGTAGTAAACATTTTGATTTCCCCGTTTCGAAACATAAAAAGGCGTGTCGTGCGTCGAGGGGCTGTGGTAGATCACCCTCCACCTCCTATTGATATAAAAAATACATGGGACTACGGAGCATATTCTGTAAAGGCAACGGTGGAAGCGAGGAATCCCAACGGAACCGTGGACAGAACCTTTATAGGATATAGTCAAAACATGGACATCACAACGAGGACGAAGCTTGCGTGTGATCGTCATAAAACACCCGGTACAGAGTGTGGAGAACCTGTCATGGTTATTAAGGGTGGAGAATGCGATGAAGTTATATTCATGAAAACGAAAGAAAACGGAAAATTGATTAATTTAACAAACCCATTTTTTTAATATCACAGTACAATAGATGAATGCATCATTTTTAGTTTTATTTATTTTGTGCATTTTTATATTTTTTATAACTAAATCTCGTACATTTAAAGATGAAAATGGAAAAGTAATCCCTCATTTAACCACAGAAAAGCAGGAACAGGATATGGTTGCAAAACATATTCGTGAAGGAGATAAAGTTTTAGAATTAGGTGCCAGGTACGGAACTGTAAGTGCTGTAATACTCGATAACGTAAAGGATGAACACGATTGTGTCATCGTCGAACCTGACGGTAAGGTTACCGACGCTTTAAAAAGTAATTTGAAGGGATGTAATTACGGTGATGCTCATGTATTTGTAGGAACTATAGGTTCTAAAAAGCAAAAAATTAAGGGTGATTATAACTACGCCACATACACCGTAGAATGTAACGACGATACATGTGATATAGATAATTTGACATACGACGATTTACAGAAAAGGTACAACATAGAATTCAACACTATCGTCGCGGATTGTGAAGGGTGTTTACCCGAAGTGATAGATCATATATCTACGACTTCCCCCTCTTTACATTCGTTACAAAAGATCATAGTAGAAACAGACTACCCTGATAGGGTAGATTACAAAAAACTTTCTGATAAGCTACAAACATGCGGATTTAATAAAACCGAAGGTGATTTTGTACAGGTGTGGGAACGAGCCTAATCGTCATCTTCTTGATTAACAGCTATTGGTGGTGCCTCGAGTATCTCAAGTTCGAATTTGTTTTCAACTTCAGATGGTCTGATTTGCACAATTCTACATTCACGTGTTGTTACAACCGTTTTAGTTGGTGTTATGGTAGCGAGTGGTTGACAAAGTAAAGCGTACGCTATCATTCTGTTATACTATACGGATATTTATGTATCCACAGATTCGCTATCCATTTTTCTCCCTCTTCGATGGGTAAACCTCCATGAAGAGCCTGATCTGTTATACGACCCATTCCATTTAACGTGTCGAAGCATAAAACATCACCTTTCTCAAGTTTAAACTTTTTATTTAGATTCGGAAAGTTTGTTTCTCCACCCATGTACCCATCGTTGAGAGCTATTATACATGTGTGTCTTCTGGGATTTTTCAACGGTAAAACGTCTTGGTGGGGTGAATAAAAACCACCAGGTTCGTATTTCAGGGTTTGTAACGATTCGCATTCGACGAGCGTTTTATCGTATAGGGATGCACAGCGTTCCGATACATCACGAACTATCTTATCTTCATAATCTAACCACGCCGTTTGACTTATTCTGATGGTATTGTCAGCATTCTTGTTGACACCTATCGTTGAATTGGATAATCTAGGTTTAGAAACTTCCATGATGTGATCACATTCTTCGTGTGTAACGAAACCCTTGTGTACTTTGGGACCTTTATACTTTGGCATAAACGCATAAATCAAAAGAGCCATCACTATAATCAAAATCACGAATGCGCCCATTAATTTAATCGTTTATTTTAATATCATGAGGTATACGTGCCACGTACCTTTTTCTTATTTTTAGAGCCACCGTGTTATAATATTCGACAATCCCCTTGATATCATTTATTATTTCATCCGCTCTCGAAGCATTTACCATATATTGTCTAAGTGCATCACCCACAGTATCCAAGACCATTCTATATATTTCTTGAATATCCCTCACTTTATCGTTATACTTATCTCTCCGCTGCAGTTCGCGTTTAAAATCTTCTTTACTCATCTCATTCAATAAGTATCGTACTCTCATATACTTATTATCCGTGTAGGTGAAGTTAAATCTATAAAACATTTCTCGATCTATGTGAGATAAGAGTAACGAAGCTTTGAGTATATAATCTGGCGCCTTGTTACGTTTTAATTCGTGGTAATTAGGGCGACCTCCACATGGAATATCGCCATGTTCACGTGTTTTACGTTTGAAATACTCTACATAATGTGGATTATGTATTCTCCCTGTTTCTATCATTCCCGTGTTGAAATCGAATGTCGTATGACACATCGTACACCACATTTGTGAACATCCATCTATTTTGTAAATCATCGTATTACATTTGGGACACGGTTTCGTATCTTTCTTTAGTAATTTTATACTCTTCACCGTGTTTGGATCACACACGTGTCCTTCATGTTTTTCTTCGTGACACTTTTCACAAAATTCCTTTTTACAAATTCCGCATACGTAATTATCCGCTAAAAAACCCCTACAATTTTCGGATAAGCACGCTTGTGTGTACACCGGCATAGCTCTCGACACGGCTGGATCTGTCCTACTTAACGCGTGAGCTTCTTGAATTACATCGTGTATTAATTCTCGTAACAGTTCTACGAGATGATGTCTACATCGTATTATGATATTATCCGTCCCACACGATTTCACGGCTTCTAGAACACACATGAGCCACGAATAACTCTTTCGAAGAGATCGTATATGTATGGTTCTCTCTACATAAGGTTGTGTTTCCGGTAAACGCGCTTGTTCACGTTCAAAAAGGATATTTTCCCTATGCACTTTATACGTCTTGTTCCTAAAGGCTTTAGTACAAAAAGAATCTACGAATTCTCGGTTAAATTCATGTCTACAATTCATACAGTGTGGGTCTTTACTAGTCGATAAAATATATGTTTGTAGACATGATTTGCAGGCATCAAAGTCACAAAAGGGGCACGTCACTTTTAAATGATTTGTCTTATTAAAGTCTTCGGTACACGACACACAGGTGGACATATACATTATATGACTATTTTCTTTAACTATTGAAAATCTACAAATGACTCTATAATAGTATACAAATCATCTCGACCATACGTTGATTCTACAAAAAACATGAGTTTTTCAGCCTCCTCCCAAGATTGATCAGCATCATAATATTTATAGTACACGTAAGCAAGTTCTCCTACATTATCGTCACACCACGTTCGGATTTCGTTGTCCGACATTTCGGGAGCGAGATACGTTTTGAAAAAAAATGAAACATCTCGTTTGAGAATTGCTTTTTGTATCGGAGAATTTTTTATGAAAAACATCTTACAAATTTTTTAAAAAAATTCTACTTAGGTTTTTTTTATTTTTATATAATAAACAAAATGAGTTTCCCTAATAATCGAACATTCATGCAAAAACATGGGTTAATGGTCGGCGTAGGAGTCGTCAGCTTAATCATTATTATCGTCTTGATCGTGATGTTCACCGGAAAGAAAGAAGAGGAAAAGCTTGATCTCGGTCCCGCGGCGAAGGAGGCGATCGATTTCTTACAGGATACAGACCAATCTGATATCGACGCCGCTATGGATACGGATCTTCCCGAAGAAGAGGAACCACCCACTTCAGCCGTCGAAACCTATATGATGGTACCAGGTAACAAACCTCCCTTAGATTACACCCGAATTACTTCTTCTTCTTAGTAGATTTTTTGATCATTATTGAAGGGTTATGAAGTGCCCGAATACCGCGGATCTTTTTATTTTTATTTTTAAGAGCTTTTTGCTCTTTTAAATAATTATTCATTAGATTGTTACCTCCACCGCGCGTGCTAACTTTGTAGTTATTGGGAGCATAACCACCCTCGCTGTCCCTCATAAAATACCCCCTGACAAGATCATTCATGTTTTCGTTAAGAGGTGTAAACTTAGTCATATTATAATGTAACAATTTATTTTATAGACGAACATATTCAGGTATTCGTTTATAAAATATTTTT